ATTGACGCCATGAAAGCAGCCGGTCTGGAACCGCCAGAGGAAATCCACTTCGACGGGAAGATTCACCGCTTCCGATCTGGCACCAAAGGCTCCCCCGGCCACGGTGACAAGCCCGGCTGGTATCTGGTGTTCGGTGATGGCATCCCGGCAGGGCGGTTCGGCTGCTGGCGTGCAGGGCTGGAAATCACATGGCGTGCCGATGTGGGGCGAAAGCTGACCGAATTTGAGGAAATGGCCCACGCTCGGCGCATCAATGAGTCCAAAGTCCTGCGCGAAGCCGCCCAAGAGCGCCAGCATAAAGTAGCCAGCGAGACGGTCGAGAAAATATGGCTCAGTGGTATAGCCGCCCATCCCGATCACCCTTATCTTAAACGGAAGGGCATCCAGACCCACGGCGTCCGCACCACTGGCGATGGCCGATTGATGGTGCCTTTATACGATGCAGACGGCACCCTGGCCACCCTGCAGTATATCGACGAGGATGGCGGCAAGCTCTATCACCCAGGTGGGCAAACAGGCGGTAAATATTGGATGGTCGGAACAATGGACGAGCCTGGCGTCCTGTTCGTGGCCGAGGGCTTTGCTACCGCAGCCACCATCCACGAAGCCACGAACCGCCCCTGCGTAGTGGCCTACAGCGCCAGCAATCTGGTGCCGGTGACTGGCACACTCCGGGAAATCTACGGCGCGACCCAAAGTATCATGATCGTGGCAGACCATGATTCTTCCGGCGTCGGCCAGCGGTATGCAGAGCAGGCATCGGCCAAATACGGCGCTCGGATGGTCATGCCTCCAATCCTCGGTGATGCCAACGACTACGCCCAAGCCGGGCACAATCTTGTAGGGCTTCTGATGCCAATCAAAGATGACTGGCTCATACCAGCCGATGACTTCTGCGCCCAGCCCTCCCCCATTTCATGGCTCGTCAAGCGCTGGATCCAATCCAAAGCCCTCGTAATGGTTCACGGCCCCTCCGGTGGCGGTAAAACCTTTGTGGTGCTCGACTGGTGCCTGCGCATGGCATCCGGCACCGAGGAATGGGCAGGCCACAAGGTGCGGCAGGGAAACGTGGTCTATCTGGCCGGTGAAGGCCACCACGGTCTGCGCGGCAGGGTGGCAGCTTGGAAGCACCACCACGCCCCAACCGGAAAGATGTCGATGTGGCTCTCAAAGGACGGCTGCGACCTCAATACCCCGACCGGCTATCTGAAGGTGGTCGAGCAGGTCAGGATGCTGCCAAACCCGCCATCCGTGATCGTGGTCGATACCCTGCACCGTTTCCTGGCCGGTGATGAGAATTCAGCCCAAGACGCCAAGACCATGCTGGATGCCTGCAATGCCTTAATGCAGGAGTTCGATTGCTCGGTAATCCTAGTCCACCATACCGGCGTCTCCGAGGAGGCCCAGCACAGGGCGCGAGGATCTTCAGCCTGGCGCGGCGCTCTGGATATTGAAATCTCCATTGTTCCGGGCAAAAAAGACCAGCCCCTCCAGATCGTTCAGCGAAAGTCCAAAGACGCAGAACTGGCTGAGACAATCTATGTCGACCTGCAACAAGTAGCCATTCCCGGCTGGATCGACGAGGACGGCCAGCCCATCACTTCTGCAGTCGTTGTGCAGGCCCAAGCGCCGGCACCAGCCAAGAAGGACAGCAAGATTGACGGCCACCGCAAGACCTTTGAGAACGCTTGGTGGGCCTGCGGTGCAGAAATACGCGACGGTTTGCCCTACGTCAGCCGGTCAGCTTTGCGAGATAAACTGTCAGCCGATGGCCGGAAACCACGCACAATTGAGAACGATTTAAGCGTCGCATATCCCGACAAACTGATCGGCGCACTCATCCTGGCAGAAATTATTAGCCCATTTGAACATGGCTGGATCGTGGTCGATGAAGTCCAATCCAGCGCCATGATGATGCGTAAAGGTGGGCAATCGTGATGCCCCCTAGCCCCCTCAATCCCCTTTTAGGGGGTTTTAGGGTTAGGGGGCAAAACGCTCGAAAAGCCCCCTCCCCTCCCCTCACTCTCTTAAGAGTGAGGGGGCAGGGGGCATCGATGCGGCGGGTTTTGACGGTAAAGTTATCCACAGGCAAATCAAAAATAAAGGACAATTAAGCATGACCACGAACCACACAATCCAGCCGACAAGGTGGAGCTCTGGAAAATTGAAAAGCTGATGCCTGACGATATACCAGCCTGATGCCTGATCCATTCTACGGCACAGCCGCATGGCAGAAGCTCAGGGCAAGGGCCAAGCGTATATGGCTGGCCAGCGGTAAGCCTTGCGCCTACTGCGGCCAGCCATTCAAGGCTGGAGAGCAGATGTTCGTGGACCATATCAAGAACAGGAAGCAGCACCCGGCTTTGGCACTGGACATGGGCAACTTATGCGTCGTCCATCCCAACTGCAACACGAGGAAGTTCCATCATGTTGAAAACAATGATAAAAAGCCCATTAATATCAATGGTCTACCAGATGGCTGGGAGTGATGGGGGCGGAGTGGTGATGGGTGGCGGGGGGATCAGTTCAACAATGGCTCGCTTCACCCGCCGTCCGCCAGAGTCAAATTTTATTCAACGTTCTGAGTTTTGCGCCTAAATTTGACATAATGTAATTTGACATAATGTATTCTCCCTCGCGCGCGCGCGCGTTTAATAGGAGGCGCCATGAGCAAGCAAGAAAGAAGCAAAAAATCAACGGTTTCCAACGCAGTCATCACTGCGCAGATGGTGACCACCAAAATTGACCCCCCCGAACCCCTGAATGAACGGCGTCAAATTCATTTTGACGCAGTGGTCAAGTCGCGCGAAGTGTCTACGTGGTCGCCTCACGATATCCGCATGGCGGCGAACTTGGCGATTGCCCTTGACCGGCTGGATCAGGTCAATCAGCAGTTGGACGCCGAAGGCCTGATGTCCGAGTCCGGGAAGGGCACGCCCATCGCCCACCCCCTGCTGCCGACGCTGATGGCGGCTGCCAGCCAGGTCAGGCAACTGTCGGCGACACTGGGTCTGACCGCCAGCCAACGCGGCGTGGCCGGGTCGAAGCAGGCCAGCCGGAATCGGGCTGAACTTGAGGCGCGGGAGGTTATCCAGAAAGCGGCCGCTGATGATCTGCTGGCGTGATGAAAAAACCCACCGAAAAAGAAGTAATAAAACGAGCCATTAAATGCGGCAGACCTTTTGATGGCATGGATCTGAAAGGCTGGAAAACCAAGCCGGTCGCTGATTTGACTGTTGGCGAAAAGGTTTGCCGGTTTGCCTTTGAGCATCTGAAGGTTCCAGAAGGCAAGATGGTCGGCCAGCCTCTAGAGCTTGATGCTTATCAGGTTGCCTTTGTGCTGGCGGTGTTTGATTCGCCGGTTCATGTGCGTAAAGCCATTCTCTCAGTATCCAGGCGTAACGGTAAAACTTTCGTGGTCTCTGTTATTTTATTGGCGGCTATTGTCGGCCCTATTGCCGTTCAAAACAGCGTTATCGCATCAGCCGCGCTTGCCAAAGAGCAGGCGGCATTATGTTTCAGGTTGATGAGCCTGATGCTTCAGCAGTCACCCAGCATGGCCGGCCTTTACCGCACCATTCCATCGAGCAAGAAAATTTTCGGTCTTAGAAAATCAGTCGAATATTCAAGTCTTAGCGCGGAGGCCAAAACAGGGTTTGGTAAGTCGTTGCGATTCCTGCTTTTGGACGAAGCTGGAATGTTTATCGAATCGAGCAACGAATATATCGATATGCTGGTTTCGTCGCAGGGCAGCTATGAAGATGCACGCATGTTCATCATCAGCACGCAGGCTCCATCTGACGGCGCTTATCTCAGCACGGAGATTGACGCCAGCATCCGAGACGCGCCGGATAATGTCGTGTGTCATGTTTATGCCGCTGACCCAGGTTGCGACATCATGGATGAGCGGCAGCATTACTACGCCAATCCAGGGCTTGATAAATACAGGTCATCGGCAGACCTTAAGGCGCAACTGTCTGACGCGAAGGCATTGCCGGCAAAGCTGCCTGGAGCGATGAACTTGCTGCTGAATCTTCGGTGCAGCCAAGAATCGGTTTTCATATCGCCAGATGTCTGGAAGGCCAACAATGCCGCTCCTGATATCGACGTATTCAGAAACGCATCGTTTGTTTCGATGGGTTTGGATCTGTCGATGGTCAACGACCTGACAGCCGCAGTCATCGCGGCGCGTGACGACAATGGAAGTATTCACCTGATGACGTTTGCTTTTAGCCCGCTTGGCGGTATTGATGAACGCTCAAGGCGAGATCGCGTGCCATACGCTGAGT